GAACATTTATATCCTACAACTTTAATTGTTTTGCCCTCACTACCATAACCATTATACACGTAATACGTGCGTCCTGTTAGTGGTGTTTTCTTTTTTGGTTTTGATTTAATTTCCCAGTGATACCAACCTGCACAATTCTGTGGTTCCCAAATCTCTACAAACTTTGTTGATTTGACATCTCCTGTAAAAGTTAAATACAGAAGAGAGATCATTACGATCTTTTCCACTAAGACCTCCCTTGACCTCTACTAGGTTTTCTTCTTGGTATGCGTTTGCTATAACTTTTTGCATGTCTGCCAGGTCGTTTCTTTGGAGTTCTTTTGTGATAAACGTTTACGCCAAATTTAGGAAGTTTGCCCATCGTCTGCTATGTCCACTCTTAAAGTTAATTCACTGTTTTTATCAGCTTGAATATATTTAATTACACCGTTAACTTTTTGTTCTAAGTCTTGGCCACAGTTACTACAACGATAATAAGAATTAGCTATACCCACTAAAAGAGTTTTTTGAGTGCACTCTGGGCATGTACCATGAACTATTTCTGTATTAAATACTTTTGTCATACCCAAGGAGTATATTTTGTTTTACCGTCTGCTCCACGACTAGCATACAAACATTGGTTTCTATTATGATTTGATGAATAGCTACAGTGAATCCAACCAGAGTTTGGTTCACCATCCTTGTAAAACTCTAAAATTAATTGATCAAATTCTAATTCATCTTTTATGTATGAAGCTACCTCTTTATTATCTCTACCCCATATTTCAAAATCAGCTGCAGCTGCATTGTCGTCTGCAACATGTTGACTGGTAACTTTTGATCCTATCGCTATACACAACTCCGCGCATCTAAATCCACTAGAGATCTGTAATGGTTCATTATAATGTGAACGTATCGGCTGTAGAATATTGACAGCTAAAGCTTTTAAATTTTCTATTTGTTCTGGAGAGGGGTTGTTGTTAATACCTTTTCTCTCTGCAACCTGACTCTTAATTAATTCGTCTAATGTAAAATTAGCTGTTAGTTTCATAATTAATCTAATATTATTTTTTTAATACTTTTCTGACCCATGTATATTTCTGTTTCTGCTTTTGATTTAATACATTTGTAACTTACACTTGGGTTGTAATCTCTCTCTGCAACTCTCTTACCACGTAAGCAGGTTGCCATATTTTCTTGTATACGGTGTTCTTTAATTTCTCCGTTAATAAACATTAATAATGCTACCACAGTTTCTACCATTATCTACCATCCTTTTTAGTTTCGTAATCTCTACTCTTAAATGATGCTTCGGTTATGACAACTCCTTTTGGGTTACCAAAGATTTCGTCCCATCTTCTTCTATATAGATCATTAGACACACGAGATTTACCATCGTGCATTTTACCTTTTTCTTTTTTAATACTTTTGGCCATTGCCATTTGCAAACTCCCTTTGTCTGTCTTTTAACTTTTCAATATCACTGGTAGCTTTTTCCACTTGTTTCTGTAAAAATTCAATGTTTACTTTGTTGTGCATACCATCTTCAATAGCTTTATTCAAACGATCTACTGACTTATAAAGATCCTCCACCAACATGTAGAGCTCCGCTTCTCCAGATGATTTACCTAATTGTCCTCTTGGATATTTAATTCTAAACTCTGTATTTTGTTCTAGATCTTTTGATATTAATTCTAATTGTGTTGAGTGTGAATTAAGTGTTTCGTGCAATCCAAAATATGCCCAGGTTCCGATGGCGACCATCGTGATCAAACTGGCAACCGTCTTCATAGGCATTTGCACGGCAGCCTCTTCGCTAATTTTTAA